CTTCCGTTAGGCCTTAATTGGCTTAGTGTTGCGGGCCCGTTCAGCTTAAGCTGCTTTCGAATACTTGTTCCATACTTACCCTCCCCTCTGGGAGCAGGTTATGGGCAGTAGAGGGAGTCGGGTCATTTCATTAGGACGTACGGGTTTCCAATCCGTACGCCCCTAGTGAGAGGGCTATAAGCGAACACACCTATCCAAGGTGCGAAACCCGTTCAAAGATACCGTCGATCAGGCTCGCGAGTAACGTCCATGCTTCGCACGAACGCTACCATTCCTCTCCTTACGGAGAGTGATGAACCGCGAATTGCTTACCTAACGATATTCTTTAGCGTATATCTCCTACTTGTGTTGCGCATCTTGATAAGCTCTACGGAATTTCTTAATGAGCTTAGTCCACCCACGCACTCTTCGAGGGAACTTATCAGGTTTTCGCCCGCTAAGTTCCGATTCAGATCTTTCGAACTGAACTTCCGAGGGCACAAGTGAAATCTGCTCTTCCAGATCTTCCATGGCTTGCAGAAGTTTGAGTAGGGAACTCTCATCCTTCCGCGTAATCGCCTGGTTGACTTCGGAAATCATTACATCTATCTCATCCAGCTTTCTAAGCATGGGAGCCTTGTAAGGCACGATAACGGAGTCGTGCCACCACTGAGCTATACCAAACCAAGCCATTCGATCCGAGACGACGCCTTTCATATATCGTGAGATATCAAAGCTAACTAAAGCTTTGAAAAGACGTCGCCGAAGATTAAGTGACTTGAAATGGGATATCCGATGGTGTACTGCTCCGGCTATCGCTTCCCACGCTCCCTCAGTAGACAACGCCTTCCCGTTTGCACGGGTCAGCGTATACCACTGAAGTAGCGTAGAAACGCCATGAATAGCGCCCGGACGAGCTAGAAGTAATACGATTGACTTAGCCTTCCGGCTCATACTAAAGATTAGCTTTTCAGCTAACCCCGTACAAGCTTTCAAACCTAAGTTTACATAGCGCCCTACCATATAATGGGTAGGAGTACGACCTGTTCGGTCTTTAACCTGACGAGCTATCTCAGCAACATCTCTAACACCGAGCCAACCTACCGCTAATCCTAATAAAGGAACTGGAGTTACCTCCACTCCCTTATAGAAAAAGCGTTTAGCAAACTCGAGTGAAAGATTGTCACTGACAATAGATTTCGCCAAGTTAATCTCCACACCTATCACACGGCACAGCTCTAAGTACTGTTTGGCAACCAAGTGATCCCCGATCACAAGGTCATCGCCCAGAACCGCATATTTCTCGAACCAACCTCTGCATCCCGCTTTCCAAGCGGCGTATTGTACCATCATATGGTGAACTAGAGCCAACATAGCCCAAGAGCTATACGCACCCATCGGTTGACCAACCTCGTACTTGAGGGATGTCCCGAGCTTCCGACCTTCCTGTTTTACCAGTTCAGCCGGTGCCCGGTACTCCCGGTCGCACAAGATGGCTCGCCAATGTCGCGCAAACTCCGGGGTCATGAAGATCCCTAGTAATACCTCCTGTAATAACACTGGAATTCTATCCGTTGCAGCAGATAAATCAAACGACCAGACCCGATGGTCCCGACCAGCCTGTAAGAGCGCGATTAAGCGCTTTACAGGGGCAATCTGGTCAAAGGTTCCATCTTGAGGGATTAACCTCAGGACCTTGTCGAAGATCATCCTATGCAAAGGATATAATAACCATTGCGTTAAGGAATCCACCATCGCAAAGACTCGCAATTTACCCGGTTCTTCCTTTACACTTAACGCTCCTAACCAAAATGCTTCATGGTGCGGGCTAACTAATATGGGGTGCTTACTTGTTAAGTAAGCTAATGTATCCGCCATTACTGACGGAAACAAAACCCATGACCGCGTTATGGCCACAAGCACCTGGTAGGAATGAAAAAGCAAAGGACGTTGAATCCAAGCGAGGAAATCATAAACAACATTAGCGCTGTTCACTCTTCCCTTCTTTGAATTAGGACCAGATTTCATCAATGGAAAGAACGTAGGCACATATCCCCAAATCTCCTTCCGGCAACCGCGAGGAGGTCGAGACGACTGCGACAGAGACGTTGACACACCCTTACCTTTAGGAATTGGAATTCCCATCGGATTAGGATGCATCTCCGTAACTATCGAAGCCGCTCTTCCACCAAACGGCACCGGAACGAGGTCTGAGCGAGCCGTTCTTATCCCGAACCCTCTTAGATAAGTGAAAAACACTTTACCAAATGATTTCCACTCCTCATAAAAGGATCCTTGGATAGGAACGCCCGGGGCGGTAATAGTCGATAACTTCAATTTGCCTCTAAAGTTCAGTACTCGATAAAGAGTAAAGAACCCGAGGTATAATCGAATCACCGAGGTATCACCGTCCTTAATGCGCTTTCGCATCCCCGCGGGTATTAATCGCGGCAATCCTTGACGATTACAAGCCACTGCGCCACCTAGGAGTCTCGAGTTAGTCAACCCTTTACCCGCCACATAACGCATTAACATGACGTTAGCGGACTTAAGGTAAATGGCCAACCCTCGATGACCCTGGTGAATGATAAATACTCGTACGAAACGAGCAAAGTGGAATGCAGCCTTAACCCAACTCACAGAAGATGACCCTACGATTAGAGGAGCTGATCTTACGAGAAGCCCAACTAATCGTTTAGCGCTTTTTACGGCGCTATGCCAAATAGCCGAGGCAGTTAGCACTTGTAAAGGTGTTAATTGTCTCATATTAGTAGTAATAAAGCTTGGTATTACCTAGCATATTACCCACTAACTTGGCAAGGTGTTTAGGTAGTCTTCACGGGGACTAACCCGCTAGTCAATCTTTTCAGATCAACGGTTGTTGATACTATCTCTGCCAGACCTCCCTTGCACCAAGCTAGCTATCCTTCGGTTTCGATAGTCCCGCGAAAGGGACTACCGGCCGCAGGCAACCTATTCAGGTGGGGGTGGGGTCCCCTGTGGTTGCCGTTGGCGAACTGTTTCACCAAATGGCCCCTCAGAACTTCTCCTTTCCGCTACCTAGCGAGTGCTAGGACCGAATAGCGCGGTTGACCGCATTTCTATCTAGTCCATTACCTCGGGATTTCTCGACTTATAAGAATCAAATTATATGATCTAAGCAAGGTCCGATTCGAGCCTCTTTCTAAATAGCTTCCGGAGGGAAGCCCTGATATTTCCACAATACTGTTCAAGTGTCCCTTTAGGGGAACACTATCCTAATACTGCTTACGAGTTCAACTTTCGTTGTTCTCACCAGATGGTAATAAGTCCCCAACGGTGCCACGCACACGGGCATTTCTGCCCGCGTGGAATAAAGCCTTGGAGGCGATCTACCACACACCAACTCTTGCAAGAACCTTCTCAAGAGAGGTTCAGTCCACCAATCAGAGCCTTCTGGATGATCGGTGGGTGAACTTCAAGTCCAGTCCCTTAAAGCTTAAGCTGCTATGTGACAGACCTAGTGATAGGTCTTAATCACTGGCCCTTTCGGGC